AGCTGCCACAGGATTTTTCTGAAATTTAGAAAGATCAAATTTGGACAACGTACTTGGGTTATAACTTGTACCTGGAGTTGGAGCTGCTGATTGCTGCATCCATTTCCAATACTCTGCTGCTGTTTCGTGATTAGGAATGTTTTTTTCTAACATTACTTTTTCAATAGATTCAATGTCAGCATCGTCTTTAGCTAATCCTTTTTTAAGGAGCGATTGACGTCTTTCATTTAAACTATCTCTTGCATCACGTTCACGCAATTTATTTTCTAAACCTTCTACTCTTTCATAAGCTTTTGATACTGCGTGTGTAGTCGCATCTTCGATCTCTAACTCAGGAATAGAAAATTCTGGTTTAGCTTTTTTAGTTAAGCGTAAAAAATCTTTTCTTGTTTCTGGATTTTCTGATAACTGTTTAGCTAAAGCAGCTAACTCATTCACTTGATCGTTTGACATATCTTCTAAACTCATGATTATCCCCTTTTAAATTAAATTACTTTTTTACCGTCAGCTGGTTTTTGAACATTCATGCGGTTCTTAGGACCAGCTTTAGCTGCACCGTCTAATCCACCCATTTCAGAGAAACGTGGTGTATTTACGATTTGACCGTTTTGTTGGTTGTTATCAGTTGGGCGTCTTGGTGCACCAGCTGCTCTTGGTTTAAATAAATCCATTTATTGCTCCTTAAGTGTCATTGGTTATACAGGTCCAGGTGATGGTGGTAATCCTTGCGGACCTCCGCCCATACCAGGAATTTGTGGCGCTTGTGCCAATGCTTTACTTTCAGGCGTTGCGCCTCCAGCCTGAGGTAAAGCTTGTAGCATCTGTAAAATTTCAGATTGCTGCAATTCTTTTACGCTATTTTTTCTTTCGCCAATAACTGCTGTGAGTGATTTCAATGCAGACAATACCTTTTGTCCTTCTTCTGAATCACTACCAATTGCTGCTATGGATTGTTCGATTAAGTCCATTGCCATACCAATATTAATTAAAGCTGCTTCGCGGCTTCCTGTTTTAGGTTCTGGGGTGGACATTGGAGATGCCATCGGAGGAGTTTCATCCGCTGACATAGATGTATCTACAGGCTCTGCTTCATTTTTAGCAGGCATAGGAGTAGTTGATGCTGGGTTTTCCATCATCTGTAATAATTCTGCTGAGGGTTCTGCCATTTTTTTTCCTAAGTTTATATGCTAGATATAAACAATTTTTAATACATTGTCAATACCTATGCAATTTATTTGCACATTTTACGGCTCTTACGACCTTTTCTTGCTATTTTAAGTCCTTTCAAAATGAAGGCGACCACTTTTTTAGAGAGCAGCCATACTCTTTTTTTAATATCCACGTTTCATATTTCTTGCAGAACTGCGGTCTGTCATGCGAGTTCCATAAGTTTTCATTCCTTGTACGCGGTATTGTAAACTTGCAGGTTGATCTTGTCTATTTAATTCTGCAGTCGAATAACGAGGTTGATCTGCAGTGGGTGTTGTCATATCACGTTCTGCCATTATAGTTCCTCCATATCAGTTGCTGGTGGAGCTGGACTAGGTGTAGGTGCCTGAGGCGCCATAGCCATCATCTCAGCTTGTTTTTGCTCATTAGCTTTTAATTTCTCTTTGAGCAATTGTTTCATTGGAGGTTCAAGTAAATCAATGAGACCCTCACGATCAATAGCTTGCGCTTTAAATAGATTAAATGCAAGTTGTCTTAAATCTTCTGTAAAGATTGGTGAGTTACTATGTGCATCTACTTTCACCACAAAATCTTCTGTAAATTGTGCAGCAATAAATGGTACGCCGTCAACATCTTTAAAGTGAGTGCCATCATACACGCGCATCATTTTTAAATAAAGAGTTGCTACTTTTTCTAGTGCATCTTCGACAATGATTGCACGTTTCTTAGCACGGCTAGAACCTAAACGCGCTAATTGTGAAGCATGACCTGCAGAACGAACACCTTGTTCACCACGACCAGATAATACAGATGAGATACCGGAAGCTTCTGCAAACATTGCGTCAACTTCATGGATCACTTCAAATAATTGTTGTGGCATGGTAGGTGCAACACGCTCTACTTTAGCGTTAGGTAAGTCAGATGAAAGCAATCCACCTGCGCGATTCAATGCAAAATTCTTTTCATCTAAGATGCCAGAGAAACCAATCAATGCTGTAGGTGGGTTCACTTGTTTAGATAAGAGATCAAGAATCTCAGACATACGTTTATTTCTTAGTTGTTGTAAGAAAACTAAACGTTGTACTTCAGATTGACCCCAGTAGTAATCGTATTGTGGGTTAGGACAAATTTGTATGAAAGGACATTCGCCTTTTAGGAATACAGTTTCACCTGGTCTGTCATAGATAACTATATCAGGATCAGCTATGGTCACCACTTGATAATCTTGTGTTTCATCATTCCATACCCAAAGCTCATTCATTTCAACTGTATCTTCAGCCACACGCGCTTTATAACGAGTGTAACCAGATAAATCTAAATTGACGTTACCATACATGGTTGGATTAGACTGTGACATCACAATTCGATCTAAACCTTCTGGTACGTCTAAACCACCTTGATGGTAAGCAGAGCTTACTCGTTTTAAAATCTCATCACGTTTAGGATGAGAATACAAACGATTCATCAATTCTGATTTAGTAATATAATATTTTTGAACTAATGCTTCTTGACGATCTGTGTAAGGTGTATCTTCACGCAATACGCCTACATTACCAGGCTCAATCATGTAAGGGTGGATGCCACTACGATAAATAAGCTTCACAAAGGTGGTGTTGTAACATAATGCCCACGTCAAAGCATTGCTAAACACTTGGTCACAATTGCTATTAAGCCATTCATCATTAAGTGCTTTAGTAAGAATAGACACTCGTCTAAATTCATCTGGAGGCACAGCAGCACCCAAGTCAATAGAAAAGCGTGTTGTTTCTGCTGAAAACAGAAAGCTAGTGAGTTGATCGATGTGCGGATAGATTTTGTTGAAAATCGCTGGTGCTTCTTCTGGACCAGACCCAAAAAGATAATAATTTCTTAACGCTGAGTAGTCGGCTTTGCGTTCTGCAGCTGACACACCACACTTATTGATAAGATCGAGGTAAAACTCCTCGCGTTTGACATTATCTTCTGGAATACGCATTATTTATTCACTTTTAAGTTTTCATGGTCTTGTATGTAGCTTGCTGCCTTAGGTCCAGTTAAATTTCCTGCATCTTGTGGTCTAAAGCCTACTGATTCATCTCGAACAGGCTTCACAGCGTTACCACTCATCACATTTTGCAAGTTATACTGTCCAGCATTACCCCACATCACTGCATCTCCTGGTCTTTGCTCTCTTGGAGGTGGTGCATTGTTGCGAGTTAAGTAATTGCCTTGAGTTTCTCCCTCACGGGTGGACTTAATATCAGTCATTTTAAATTCACTAGCTAGGTTGTCAAGCGTTTTATCGTTCTTTTTAGTAGCGTCTGACTTAAGACTAGGTGCCTGTAAGAACACCATCATCACATTTTCTGTGCATCCTTGTGGGCAAGTAGCCTCATAACCCTCAAAAAACCCATGTTCACTACACTTGTAATCATGCAATACTGCCATTTTTATCCCCTTTCAAGTTGTTTATCTAATGTAATAAATGAATAATCTGCTTTATTTTTAACACCAATGTCCATTTTGATCTGTCCATTCTCTACTTTGAGACCATATTTTCTACCAAAACGCGGTTTAGGTACACGTCTATAGTCCACAAATCTTGTTTTATCCATGTTCTGCATCACAGCTACCTCACCATTAAGCCAAGATTGATAGCCTTTAGACACTCGTCTTTGCACAAACTCTGTCAATGGTGCTGTGTCATACATAAAAATCGTCTGTAAAGTTTTGTCTGATAACCCACAAAGCTCTGCAAAAAGTTGAACAGAGATGCCACGGTTTAAATCGTTTAAGAATTGTTTAATAATTCGATGCAATTCTTTTTTAGGTATGACTTCAACTCTCATTAATGTCCATACACTCCTATACGTTTTAAGTAATCAGATACATTGCGACCTACTGCAATTTGTTCTGCAGTGTAATCATCTTGTACACGCGATATTTGACGTGTGACTTTCTGTGCAATCAATCGAGGTTGTACTTGTTCAGCAAATGCAGCCACCGCTAATGCTGCTGCAATCACCCTGTCATCTTTATTGCGACCTGTGGCTTGTATAGAACCACCATCACGCACAATCGTTTTCATCTCTTCAATGAGTTCCATAGAAAATATATCCATCATGCCACGCTCAAAATAATCTTTCATGTAAGAAAGCATACGTTCTTTAGTGGCAGATGTGGTTAGCCAACCAATAGAGTTACTCATTCCACCCAAAGTATCATTGCGGCGCCAGATATAGTTTTGCATAGAGCCATACACATTCATTAAATCAGCACCTATAGCACCACCCATGGAAGCCGCCTGCCTTTTTAGATTTCGCAACTCATTAATGACAGCCTGTCCTGGACCATTGACCTCTAAGTTGAGCGTTGAGTTCTTATAAGCACCTGCTAGGTGAGCTATCACCCATGCAAATTGATAGGTATTTAATTCTGATGTGGCAAATTCAGCAACTTGTTCCAAACCGTCAGCATAAGCTCTAAAGACTTGTATGCAAAAACGGTCAGCCCAATCAGAACTACCATAAGCGGGATCAGCACCAATAACATAATAAGCCGTATCCACTGGCTCTTCCCAAACTTTGAGCACACCCAACCTTTCGGTTGATTTAAGCACTTCCGTATCTTGGAAGTTAGCTCCCATAGCATAACGATAACTTTCATAATTAAGCTTTTTAGAAATCTTAGCAGCATCCGTACACCTCGCATTAGAAAAATAACTTGTTCCTGTCATCACAAAAGCATAATCTTCTGTAGGTGGAAACTCTTGATACATGAGTGCATCA